GTTGTTAATGTCCGTCAAATATTTCGTAGATCCATTGGTTCTAGAACAGGTATGGGATCAGGTACTACAGTATTTGAACCATTTAACATGGCATATACTAACACTTATTTGTTATCTAGTTCTAATATGGGCGGTGTTGCTACCTATGAAATTTTTGCTCAGTATCAAGAAATGATTGGTAGAATGTTTGGTAGTTTTATTAACTACAACTATAATCAGTCTACGCACAAGTTAACAATATTACAACGTCCAAGAACTCAAGAAGAAGTTTTACTTTGGACTTATAACTATCGTCCAGATTTTGTTATTTTGCAAGACATATATGCTAATCAGTGGATCAAAGATTACACATTAGCAAATTGTAAAATGATGATAGGTGAAGCACGTGAAAAGTTTGCTCAGATTGCAGGACCACAAGGTGGATCAAGCCTAAACGGTACAGCAATGAAGACTGAAGCTAAAGAAATGATAACGCAACTTGAGCAAGAATTAATGCAGCAAGTTACTGGCGGACAAGGTTACACCTTTATTATAGGTTGACGTATTTCAAATCATATCATAATATACGTTATGATTATTGGAATTGTTGGACTTATTGGCAGCGGCAAAGGTACTGTCGCAGATATTCTCGTAAAAGAACATGACTTTAAAAAGATTAGTTTTGCTGACGCTTTAAAAGACGGTGTTGCAGCAATGTTTAGCTGGCCTAGGCATTTGCTCGAAGGTGACACTGTGGAAAGTCGTGAATGGAGAGAAACTCCTAATAAATTTTGGACTCAAGAAACAGGCAAAGACATTACTCCGCGACTTGTTCTCCAACTAGTTGGAACAGAATGTATGCGTGGAGGGTTTTATGATGGTATTTGGGTTAGTTTGGTTAAGAAAAAATTGTTGACGTATCATCAAGAAAACTGGGTTATACCAGACACTAGATTTCCTAATGAGATAGATATGATACATTCATTAGGTGGTAAGATCTGGCGTATTAAACGTGGTGAAGATCCTACGTGGTTTGGAACAGATAACAAACCTGAAGAATTGCATCCCAGCGAGTTTGAATGGACTAGATCTAAGTTTGATACAGTCATTACTAATAATGAAAACTTTAGTGAGCTTGAAGAAAAAGTTAAAAGTCTGATTTTAAATCACCCTTAACTATCTCAACGTTTCCTGTAGTATTAAACACAACTTCACAGTTAAGACAAACAGTTCTATAATTTTTTTGATATTCTATAACTGTGAGCTGCTCGGGATATTTTGCAATAAACCTGCATGACTCACATTTAAACTTTTTCTTATAACCGTCTTGTTGCCACTTAGGTTTAATTGTTTTACGTTTCTTGATAATACAAGCATCACAAAATGATCTATAAAAAGTTCGATCACCTTTTTTATAGTTAATTGCTTTTGGCTTTTTTCCACAGCATTCACATAACTCTCTCATACTATATTTATGGTACCTTTAGATACCTTTAATTTAGGTATTTGATACCTTTATGACCCTTTTTGCGGTGTTGTAACCAGTGTTTTTACAGACCATCAGCTAAATATTACTGAAGTCTGTAATAACAGGAGATCGAATATGACATTAAATTCACCTGGCGTAGAGGTGCAAGTAGTAGACGAGAGTTTTTACGTACCTGCGGCTCCATCTACTCGCCCACTTATTATTGTGGCAACTGCCTCAAATAAACCCAATGCAAGCGGTACAGGTATTGCTCCTGGTACACTTGCTGCAAATAATGATAAACTTTACCTAATTTCAAGTCAAAGAGAACTAACGGCAACATTTGGTACTCCGTATTTTTATACTGATCCAAATGGAAATCCAATACACGGTGGTGAGCTTAATGAATATGGTCTACAGGCAGCTTATAGTTTCCTAGGAATTGCAAATTCAGCTTTCGTTATTCGTGCAGACATTGATCTTTCAGAACTAGTTTCACAATATAATGAGCCGGGAGCATATCCCCCAGCAGGTACATATTGGTTAGATACAGACAATACTCGTGTTGGTATCTTCCAGTGGGACGGTAATCCAGCTACAGTTAAAGGTGGACAGAAGTTCACTAATAAGACACCTATTATTATTACAGATGTTTCATTACTAGACGAAACAGCAGATCCAGAACTTGGTTTTAGTCCACCAACTCCTGCTATCGGTATTTCAGGTGATTATGCACTTACATCAGTAACTAACATCAACAGACTGTTCTTTAAAAATCGTGCAGGTGATTGGGTTGAAGTTGGTTCAAATGATTGGAGCAAGAGCTGGCCAACAGTTAAGGGAACTAAGGTAAATCCAACAATAGTTCCTGGTAGCAGCATGATTATTAACGGTGTTGAAGTTGTTGCTCCAACATCAGACATTGGTGATCTAGCAGCAGCAATTGACGCAGCAGGTATTCGTGGTGTTACAGCATCAGCTGTTGACTTCCAACTAGAAATTTACAGTGACGGTGCTGTTGATAGTCCACAGCTTGATAGCTCAAGATCAAATGCTATTGTTATTTCAACAGGTGTAGGAACGCTAGTTTCTGGCACAACAGCAACAAGTACAGTAGGTATTGCTATAGGAACTTACTATGGTCCATATCTACAGATTAGTCCACACACTACTGTTCCACGTTTCAAAGCAACAGATCCTGCTCCACGTCCGACAGGTTCGGTATGGATTAAGACTACAGACGTTAATCTCGGCGCACGCTGGAGAGTTAAACTTTGGAATACTAATACAAATGACTGGGATCCAGTACGTGCTCCTATGTATTCTTCATTAGAAGATGCAACATATGAGTCAGATCGTGCAGGCGGCGGTAAGAATATTCCAATGGGATCTGTATTTGTTCAGTATAACTTTGATGAGTCAGCTGAAACAAGTACAATGCCAAGAGTCGCAACATTTAAGATTTGGAGAAGAGTACGTCCTGATCCAACTCAGATCATAAGTTTACCAGTTACACCGGCAACATTTAATGCTGGCGATACTTATACTTTCCAGCTTGCTGAAACACAAGCAGGAATGCCAGGTATGCAGCCTTTTAAGCCTGTTAGCTTTACTGCGAACGGTGCAGCTCAAGATGCTCAAGAGTTTGCAAGAGCTATTGCAAGAGCAGGTGCATCAACAAACTCACCATTTAAGTTCATTGAAGCAACTGTTGACTCTCAGAACAGAGTTGTTATTACTCATAAAATTGGCGGCGATTTCAAGTTAAGAGATGGTAACTTTAGACCATTAGAAACTATTGGATTTGTGGCATGGAATAATAATACACTTTCTGGTACAGCAAACCTTTACCAAGATCCACTAGATCCGATTGTAGGCACACAGATTCCAATGATTGTTCCGCCAGCATATTATGGAACACATTGGTATATTGCTTCTAATTGGAGACCATTAATTTATACAGCATCGCCAGATGCTCCACAAAGCCTACCAACAAACGGCAGACTTTGGTATAATTCAACACTTGACGAAGTTGATATTATGATCCACAATGGATTCAGATGGGTTGGATATTTAGATCCAACATCACCTTACTACATCAGTGACGTTGATTTCCAAACTGATCCTAATGGACCAATTATCACAGCAACTAAGCCAATTACACAGAGTGATGGTTCAACACTACGTCACGGTGATCTTTGGATTGACACTGGAGACTTAGAGAACTATCCTTCCATGTACAGATGGGACGGATTTAACTTAATTTGGGTTCCTGTTGATAACACAGACCAAACAACTGAATTGGGTGTTATCTTTGCCGATGCAAGATATAATGTTTCAGGCGCAAGTAGCGATGTTCCAGGTAAGATTAAAGACTTGCTGTACAGCAACTTTATCGACTTTGATGCTCCGGATCCAAATCTTTATCCACGTGGTATGATGCTATTCAATACACGTCGTAGTGGTTTCAATGTTAAGAGGTTCGTTCGTAACTATATTGACAAAGATGACGATAACGTACGTATGTTCGGCGAAAGCATGGATACATACTATCCACATCGTTGGGTAAATGCTAGTGGTAATGCTGAAAATGGTGCAGGACTATTTGGTCGTAAGGCACAACGTTCTGTAGTAATTAAGAGCCTTAAGTCAGTAATTGATACTAACTTGTTAATACGCGATTGGGAAAGAAATTCATTCAACCTAATTTCATGCCCAGGTTATTGTGAGACTATTGCAAATATGGTCAACCTTAACTATGATCGTAGATTAACTGGTTTTGTTATTGGTGATTCACCGTTTAGATTATCAGCAGACACTACATCACTAAATGATTGGGGTTCAAATGCTAATCTTGCATTAGATAACGGCGACGAAGGACTTGTAACATACGATGCTTACTTAGGTGTTTACTATCCATCAGGATACTCAACTGATAACTTAGGTAACAGAATTGTTGTTCCAGCATCACATATGGTACTAAGAACTATTGCACTTAGTGACGCAGTAAGTTGGCCATGGTTTGCTCCAGCAGGACTACGTCGTGGTGGTGTTACAAATGCAACTTCTATAGGTTATATTGATGCAAAGAGTGGTGAATTCCAAAGCATTGCATTAAATGAAGGCCAGAGAGATGCACTTTACATGGTAAAGGTAAATCCAATTACATTTATTACTGGCAGTGGTTTAGTAATATTTGGACAGAAGACACGCTATGCTGCATCAAGTGCGCTTGATAGAATCAATGTTGCAAGACTTGTTATCTATCTAAGAGGTAGACTAGATGCACTATGCAAGCCATACATCTTTGAACCTAACGATAAGATCACTAGAGACGAAGTTAAAGCGGCCGCTGATGGACTTATGTTAGACCTTGTTGGTAAGAGAGCAATCTATGACTTCCTAGTTGTTTGTGACGAATCAAACAATACTCCAACTAGAATCGATCGTAATGAGCTATGGTTAGACATTGCTATCGAACCAGTTAAGGCAATCGAGTTTATTTACATACCGCTTAGATTGAAGAATACTGGTAGTATTGCTGGTTTAACAGCAGGAAGATAACTTAAAATAATGCTGCTGGCTGTAAAAGGCCAGCAGCAAAAAGGTTCAAAATAGACATAAATATTATAAAGGAATTAGGAGTCTAGGATGGCAATTTCAACACTATCAAAATTTACTGTGCCACTAGCATCAAATGTAACTTCGCCCACACAAGGTCTTTTGATGCCAAAACTACAATACCGCTTTAGAGTTACTTTTGCGGGATTTGGTGGACCAACACAGGTATCAACGGAAATAACTAAGCAGGTAGTTGATGTTTCACGCCCAAGTGTAACTTTCGACGATATGACATTAGACGTTTATAACAGTAGAATATCACTTGCAGGTAAACCTTCATGGGAACCATTTACAATTACTATACGTGAAGATTGCGGTGGAGCAGTCCAGCAGCTAGTCGGTGAGCAACTACAGAAGCAGTTCGACTTCTATGAGCAGTCATCAGCAGCTTCAGGTATTGACTATAAGTTTGCAACAAGAATAGAAATACTCGACGGTGGTAACGGTGTTAATATTCCTAACGTTCTAGAAACTACTGAAATGTATGGTTGCTTTATTCAAAATGCAAATTATAACCAATTAGCATATGCTAACAGTGAAGCAGTAACAATTACACTTTCAATTAAATTTGATAACTGCATCCAGACACCATATGATAGAGCTGGTATTGGTATCCCACTACTAAGAACTACTGGTGTAATGGCAACCGGTGGTGGTTAATAGTTATTAAGTTTACCGTCCTAGACAAAACAAAGAGACCAGTGTTAACACTGGTCTTTTTTGTGGCATAAATAATTACATGGCCGACTTTCTACCACCAGATAATACTAATGGTTTAAACTTACGTGATTGGCAACATGCCGCACGTTTATATGTTGACGATACTTATAGGTTAGCACCTAAACCTAAATTTTTACATTATACTGTTTTCAACTTAAATTCTGAAGCGGTTAAGAAAACATCTTTTGCTAATTCACAAAGTGGATTAGAATTAAATTATCTAGTTAAAAGAATGGATCTTCCTAGATATACTTTAAATGTTGAAAATCTTAATCAATATAATCGAAAAACAACAACTTATACTAGAATAACGTATGATCCTGTTAACATATCGTTTCACGATGATAACTCAGGAACAACTAATGCGATGTGGGCAGCATACTACGGTTATTATTTTGCCGATCGAAATAATGTTTCAACGCCCTACACTGATACAAATCCGCCAGCCTATCAAATTCATACATATGATGAGAAAACTAAATGGCCATATAGATATGGGCTAGATAACGATGTTAAAGATCCATTCTTTAGAAGCATACAGTTATTAACTTTAACTAGGCATAAATTTACTAGTTATCTCTTATGCAATCCTAGAGTATTATCATGGCAGCATGATACTATGGATCAGTCTGAAGGAGCTGGATTAGTAGAAAGTGTTATGTCGGTCGCATATGATGCTGTTATATACTCTACAGGGTCTATTTCTTACGATAATCCATCAGGATTTTCAGTACTTCATTATGATAATATGCAAAGTCCTCTAAATCCTGCAAACGAGATGTTATTACAATCTACAATACCGGGTAGTATATTAAACACGACATTTAATCAGCTAGATATGGTAAACTTTAATCCTATCGATTACGGAATTAGTCAACTACAGCAACTAGCACCATTTGTTGGAAATCAGTTACCTTATGGCTACGGCGGCGAGGTTAATTTAACTCCACGTAATAATCCATTTACAACAAGTGGTTTACAAAATTTTAATTTTAGTAACGATCCATTAACA